ACGCTAACGGGCAGTTACTTGCCACGGGTCAGCTGCCGATGTCACCACGCACGCAAGCAAAGCTAAACAACAACCCTGACTGGGTGGTGCGTGAGTTCGAGCAACCTAACCCAAATGACCTACGCCGCGATCCCGCTAACTTCCAGTCTGGTCACTACGATGACCCTAATATCCTAGCGCACATGCGCATGAACGATCGCCCAACGGCTGAAGGTAAGCGGGCGCTGTTCCTAGAGGAGCTGCAGTCTGACTGGGCGCAGCAAGGTAGGAAGCAAGGGTTTGACACGGGCGTATCAATTAAATATGATCCTGGCGTTGATGCGTACCGAGCGTATGACACAAAAGGAAACATGATTAACTTGCGCGTTGGAAATGAAAGCTTTAGCGCGTTGAACAGTGAGCAAGCGGTACGGGACGCACTAGCTAACTCTAAGTTTAGCAAGGGTATCCCTCGCGCACCGTACGTTGAGGACACGGGAGACTGGACAGCGTTAGGCTTGAAGAAGGCGATCGAGCACGCGGTTGAGCAAGGGCATGACAGTGTTGCCTGGACAACGGGTGCGCAGCAGGCTGATCGATACAACTTAAGTAAACAGATATCAGAAGTTCGTTCTAATAAAAATACAGACGGTAATTATTCAATTCAAATTAAACGAAATCCATCCGATACAACATGGGAACATTTAAAGTCTAATGTTGATGAGTCTGAACTTTCCGATCACCTTGGTAAAGACTTAGCAAATAAAATTATAGAAAGAAATGGTGGTGAGTTCTCTGGCGTTGACCTTCGAGTCGGTGGCGAGGGCATGAGGGGTTACTACGATCAGATTGTACCTCAGACCGCTAACGACATACTGAAGTCAATGGGTGTAACGGAGCGCGTTAAGCCTATTGGTATTGGTAAAGAATTAGCGTCACCTCACGCTGGTACTAATTATGAAATTAGGGATAGTGCTGGTGATTTATGGAATACACATAGAAATGCAGAGGATGCGCAACAATATGTAGATCAACAAATGAGTAATCCTGCCTTTATAGAAAAAGGATTAACCTTATCTGTGAACCCAATTGAACCTAAATATAGACCAACGAGTATACAACAAGGCTTCGACATCACACCAGAGATACGCGACTACGTGTTGAACCAAGGCCTACCTGCGTTCGCTGGTGGTGGTATTGTTAAGGCTGTGGGCAAAGAAATGTCCGAGCTTTTAAAGCTTTATCATGGCGGTCGCAAGTTTGAGAAATGGAATCCTAAAATGATTGGGATGGGTGAAGGCGCTGGTCACCCTAGACCACTACTAGCACAAGGTCCTGGACTTTATGCAGGAGATTTGCCTACACTAGCTAAAATATATTTACCGTATGGCGGAGATCACCCAGCAATGACAGAGTTATCTGTTGATCCTACTAATATTATTGATTACTATAATTATAAAAATATAACTCCTGAGCATAGAGAAATGATTAAGGAGGCTGAAAGTAGACTGGACAAGTATGGCTTAAATACCACAAAGTATGGATTGCAGAATGCTTGGTTAGGCGGACGTTACCCAGCGCATGAGCTAGTTAGAAACACTTTGGTTGAGTCAGGAATAGGTGGATTAAAACAAAATTTAGATAAAAATTTGCTCCCAGGAGAAACTAGATTTGGGCATGAGTTTTCTATATTTAATCCAGACATCATTAAACGCGTACGCACAATGGATAAGTCTGAGTATGCTGAGGGAGGAGCAGTTCACATGGCCCATGGTGGTGAGGTTGACTACGATGAGCTGTATGAGTTTAAAGACTACGGCAACCGTGAGACAGGTGAGGCTAAGGACACAGGCGCCTTGGGTGAGATCCGCATGCCTAACGGTCGTGACGTGATGACTGAGTACTCGATCAACGTTGACGGGCGCGAGATGCCGAGCATCGTTGAGGGTATGCACCCGGCTGACGTGAACTACATCCGTGAGACAGGTATTGTACCTAGAGACGCACAGGCTGTTGCCGTCCGCAGTGCAAACAAGCGAGAAGCGAGTGGGCAGTCACCGTTTTGGAATAGAAAAGATCAACCTGCGTTTTCCGAGGGAGGAGCCGTTCACATGGACGAGGGCGGATTGTGGGAAGGATACGGCGCACCGCTAGAAAGAAATACTCAAAAAAGACAGTCGGCTTACTACCCACAGCAAGAGCAATCTGTTCGTGTAACCCCATCAGGCGTTTACAGAAAAAGCGCTGACGGTGATGTAGACATTAGCGAGTACACAATGGGTGCAGACATTGACATCCTAAACAAGTACGGCTTCGGTGTTACCAAGCAAGGTCAAGTGGTTAAGTTGCCTGAGCGCAGCTACACCTTCGACGACGGATACACCGAGACACAACCAGCCCGTAAGATTAAGCATTCGGACATCAGCGAGCTACGCGCCAGGTACACAACCGACGATGGCGTGCAGTACGGCGTTGTCCGTCAGCCACTAGCGAAGGGTTGGTCTGGTTACCGTAGTGATCCACGCAGCCAATCAAGCATTGGTGTTAACGTGTCGCCCTACTACAAGGGAATCAACTACACCAAGAACTTCGCAGAGGGCGGAGCGGTTGATGCTGATAGTGTTGACTACGATAAGCATTATGAATTTATACAGCCTGCATTTGCGCACGGTGGTGAAGTAGATTACGATTCAATGTACGAGTTTAGATAACGGAGCAGTAAATGGCTAAAGACATGATGGAAGACGAAGAAGATCCTAAGGGCGAGATGGTTGAGCTTGAAGAGGAAGACACTGGCGTCCGTGATACAGAAGACGGTGGCGCGATGGTCACCCTTGAGAACGAGGAAGATCATCACACGCAGACAGAGCACTTCGCTAACATCGTTGATGACATCGACCCTAAGATATTGTCGCTCGTTGTCTCTGACTTAATCGAAAAGGTTGAGCGCGACAAGGACGCACGTAAGAAGCGTGACGAGCAGTACGAGGAAGGTATCCGCCGCACAGGCATGGGTAACGACGCACCAGGTGGCGCACAGTTCACCGGCGCTAACAAGGTCGTCCACCCAATGATGACTGAGGCGTGCGTTGACTTCTCAGCACGCGCCATGAAGGAGCTGTTCCCATCTAATGGTCCAGTGCGTAGCAAGATTATCGGCAAGCAAGAGAAAGAGAAGCTAGAGAAGGCTGAGCGCAAGGCCAAGTACATGAACTGGCAGTTGACGGAGCAGATGCTTGAGTTCCGATCAGAGTTGGAGCAGTTGACTACGCAGTTGCCACTCGGTGGCGTGCAGTACATGAAGCTGTTCTGGAACAATGACATTAACCGCATCGAGTCTATTTTCATCCCGGTGGATGATGTATTCTTACCGTTCGCAGCATCAAACTTCCACACAGCAGAGCGCAAAACCCATGTCCAGTACATCACCAAGTATGAGTACGAGAAGCGTGTACGCTCAGGCATGTACCGTGAAGTCGATCTTGGCGCACCTGATGACATCGATTACTCAAAGGCAACCAAGGCTAACGACAAGATCGAGGGTCGCGAGGACAACTCATACAACGAGGACGGATTGCGCACGGTGTTTGAAATCACTACTGCCGCCGACCTTGAGGGCGATGACTTCTTACCTTACGTGATCACGGTAGACAAGGCGACAGAGAAATGTCTGGCCGTGTACCGTAACTGGGCTGAGAGCGACGCGACGTTCAAGGAGCCACTGGTATCAATCGTTGAGTTCCCGTTCGTACCATGGCGTGGCGCTTACCCGATTGGCCTAACACACATGATTGGTGGGCTCTCTGGAGCAGCCACCGGCGCACTACGCGCACTACTAGACTCTGCCCATATTTCCAATATACCAACCCTGCTTAAACTTAAAGGTGGACCTAATGGGCAGAACCTAAATCCACAGCCGACAGAAGTTATCGAGATGGACGGGGGCATTAACGTGGACGACGTGCGTAAGATCGCGATGCCGATGCCGTTCAACCCACCAAGCCCAGTGCTGATGCAGTTACTAGGCTTCCTAGTCGACTCAGGCAAGGGCGTAGTGCAAACCACGTTCGAGAAACTGTCTGATAGCAATCCCAACATGCCCGTTGGCACGACACTTGCTTTAATTGAGCAAGGGATGGTGGTGTTTTCATCTATCCATTCTCGTTTACACAACTCAATGGCGCAAGTATTGAAGGTAATGCACCGCCTTAACTCAGCGTACCTGACTGAAGAGATGGTGATGGACGAGTTCGGTGAGAAGATGGTTGATCCAGCCGACTTTGACGGCCCTCTTGATGTAATTCCAGTCTCTGACCCCAATATTTTCAGTGAAACACAGCGTTTTGCGCAGGTTCAGGCGGTACAACAACGCGCAATGGCGTTGCCACAGTTGTATGACTTGCGTAAGGTAGAGGAATTATTCCTAAAACAGCTCAAAATACCAGAGGGCGCTGAGCTACTGATACCTAAGCCAGAGCCTAAAGACATTGACCCTATTCAAGAGAACTTTGCAGCCTCAGTGGGCAAGCCGATTGGCGCTATGCCTAATCAGGAACACATTGCGCACTTACGCGTGCACTTAGCGTTCTTGCAGTCACCTATGTTCGGTCAAAACCCAACGATTGCGCCAATGTTCGTGCCTGCTATCGTGTCACACATCAAAGATCACTTGCTAATGCACTACATGAAGATCAGCAATCAGGGCCTTAAAGCAGCTAGCGACGCTGGTCAATTAGGCAATGATGACGCGATGATGGAGGCGCAAGCAGCTGTTGAGATTCAACAAGCGATTGAACAAGCGATACCACCAGAGTTCTTACAAATTGTAGCTAAGGCATACGAGCAAGCACAGCAGTTCCAGCCACCACAGCCACAAGATCCAACACAAGCTGCGGCCGCTGTACAGCGTGAGACTATCCAGCAACGTGCGCAGTCTGATCAGATGCGGATACAGGCGCAGCAACAACGCGACCAGATTCAAGCGCAGTCACAGGCACAGCGCGATCAAGTACAGGCTCAGTCACAAGCACAACGTGACCAAATGCAAGCTCAGACTCAATCGCAACGTGACGCGGTACAGGTTGAGTTACAACAACGTCAAGCGCAACTTACGATGCAGACTGAGATGCTTAAACAGGATCGTGAGGACGCACGTAAGCAGGCTGAGTTAACCACGCGCTTGCAAATGAACCAGGAAGACAACGCCACAGCTAAGGACCTTGCAGCTGCTGAGATACTAAGTGGTAACAAAGTAGACGTGTCGACAGGCACAGGAATTAACCCCAATCCATAAGGAGCAACAAAATGGCAACAACTAATCAAAAAGATTCACAAGGTGTGTCACAGCACCAACGCCTAGCAATGGGCGCTAAGCTAGATGGCAAGACATTACCAGGGACACCGGTTAAGACAGCTACTGTCCCAAAATGACCATTGACAAGGTTTTAAATGCAATAACGAACGCGCAGCAAGAGTTGGCAATAGCTGCGCTTCGTACACCCAATTCACATGATGCGTTTGAATACGGGCGCATGGTGGGGATGTACGCTGGACTTGAGCGTGCGTTAGAAGTAATTTTGTCAACAATTAAAGAAGAGGATGAAGAATAATGGCTGAACAAACGCTGAATGACGCGTTTCCAAATGCAGACCCAGGAATAACACCTTTTGGGAGTTACGTGTTGGTGCAGATTAGGGCACCGAAATTAACAACAGCAAGCGGTATTGTTCTGAGCTCAGAAACCACTGATACGGAAAAATGGAATACACAAGTCGGACGAGTTATAACAGTCGGGCCATTGGCTTTCAAAAACCGTAACACAATGGAATTATGGCCAGAAGGCGCGTGGTGCGAGAAGGGCGATTTTGTACGAGTCGCAAAGTACGGTGGAGATCGTTGGGAAGTTCCTATTACTAAGGAAACGACCGCAATGTTCGTAATTTTTAAAGACACGGATCTAATTGGTAAAGTAACATCTGACCCATTAGCGTTTCGTGCTTTCTTATAGCTGATAAAGGAGCTAGGTATGGCTGAAGCTAATGCACTAATTGAAGATGATGAAGATGATGGTAAGGGTGAGTATGTAGCAGTTGATAAGCCGCTTGACGAGGACGATGACGAAGAGAACACGCTAAAGTCGTCTGAGGAAGAAGATAACGCCACTAGTGATGGTGATCGGGAAGCTATCCGAGAGCGCCGTCGACTAGAGAAGAAAGATCGTAAAGAGCGTCGCGATAAGGCAATCGATCGAGATAAGCTAGAACTAAACTTCTTGCGCAATCGTAACGATGAGCTAGAGCGCCGTGTTGGGGCCGTAGAGAGTCACGCCCAGCAAACTAATATAAGTCAGATTGATCATCAGCTTCAACAGGCGATCAATGAGGTTGAGACGGCAGAGAAGATTATTGCTCGTGCTGTTGAGGCTGGTAATGGTGAGGACGTTGCGCAAGCAATGCGTTACCGTGATCAAGCCATGGCTAAGGCACAGCAACTCAATCAACACAAACAACAGCAGTCCTTCCAGGCACAGGCACCACGTCAGCCACAGGTTGATAATGAGGTCGTACACCACGCTAAAGAGTTCATGGAAGAGCATAGCTGGTACGACCCACAAGGTAAGGACGAAGACTCTGCTGTGGTTCAAGCGATTGACAATAAGTTGGCTGAAGAGGGCTATGATCCACGCACTGTAGATTATTGGGATGAGCTACACGACCGTGTTAAACGTCGCTTGCCTGAGAAATTCAAAGCAGCACGAAAACCAACAGGTGGGCCGGCGGTTGGATCTGGACGCGAGCATGCGCCAGTGTCAACGCGTAAAGAGATTTATATTAGCCCAGAACGCAAATCAGCACTGCAAGAAGCTGGTGTGTGGGATGATCCAGTCTTACGTCAGCGCTATATTAAAAAATATGCTGAATATGACCGTGCTAATAAGAGTTAAAAATAATAGTTTTCTTTTTTTAAAAATTAGAACATAATTCTAATCAATTGCTGAATGGAGCAAGTAATGACAAATACAAATGATGAACGTTTAAAGAAAAGTGCTGGGGACAGTCGTGGAGATCGTGCGATGGTAGATCGTGCTGTCACGGAAAACCGTGAAGTCTCTGACTCAGACCGTCTAGATATGTTTCGACAACAGTTCTTCCAAGCCGCACTTCCTGACTTACCAAAAATACCCGGTTACCACACATGCTGGTTGACTACCACAAACCCACGAGATACGATCAATATGCGTATGCGTCTGGGTTACGAAGCTATTAAGCCAG